TTTTTAACATTACCTGGCCTACCCAACCATGATCACCCTTATTCGACCAATCCTTTTCTCGTTTGTACAATCTGAAAAGGTAAAACTTTTGATTGTCGATCTGCTTACCAAGTTGGCAGAAACTACTGACAACGAAATTGACGACAAAGCCGTTGAGTTTATTCGTAACGGTTTGTTCCCCGCTCCTAAACTCTGATGCCTAACTTAGGGGAACCACCCGCATTCCCCTCTATACGGCTCCCAGAGGCGCCTGTATTACCCCGTCCAGTACTGGAGGTACCACGAGCTAATCTACCCTCCTACAAGCCGCTTGTGGTGCCTCCTAGCGACCTTAGACCACCGCCAGGGATACAGGCAGATGCCAAAGAAGAACCACCCAAAGGGGAATCACCTAAATTACCTTCACCCACTCTACCCAAAATACCGGACATACGTTACTTTGACGTGCCTGGTACTGAATTAGAGGTACCCTTACCAAGTAATGAAATACTTGTTACTGCAGGTACGACTGCAACTGTTTCCGTTGTAGCCACGCTTACAGCAACTGCGGTATTCAAACGGACAGTGCAAGTCTTGAAACCAATTGTCAAGAAACTACTGACTCGTAAAAAAGAATGATTGAAAACACAAAAAACATGTTTCACAATTTTTTTAGTGAAATAGTTAAAGCCTTGGTACTGGTATGGAGTGCAGGAGTACTTACAGCATCTTATATGGGGATGCTGCAAAAAATGGATCCTACGTTTGTAGCGTCATTGCTTAGCGGTACGCTTGCATCGTATGGTATTTCTCGTGTTGACAAAGACAAAAAGGAGATTAAGTAATGAAATGGATTATTGCTCTATTGTTGTTAGCACCTTCTGTAGCTAAAGCGCAAACTGTTACTCCTCAATTTACACAAGGCAGTATGCAGTCAACGACAACGACTACACAAACTATCACTGAAACCGTAAGTACAAAAGTATATGGAGGAGATTATTCCTCATGGTCTGGAACAAATGTAACCCCTTCGGGGAACATCGCGGATCCCGCAACCACCTATTCAGTAACGAATGCCGGAGAGCAGTTTCAACTAGAGCTAGTGACTCGCGCAGCAGGTGTAGTGGAGGAAATCGACGTTACACGCAATATCTCTACCAGTTCTACTACTACCTCGCTTTCTGTGTTCTCGCAGTAACACCGTTACGTGCGGAAGAACCAAAAGTTCAGAACACATCTAATCCAGTAGCAGCAGCCACTGGCAACGTAACCAATCAAGCAGTTCAGTTTCAAAATACTGGTGCACCTTCACGTCAATACTTTGCTGGTAACAATTCTTGTAACGGATCAACTATGACCGTTTCACCTTTTGTCATGGGTAATGACACCAAGCCGTATCAAGACGAAGGTTATGTTGTCAACTATAATTGGGGTATGCAACTTAATTTTAGTGTACCCCTTGATGGTGGTATGGTAGAAACGTGTAAACAAATAGCAAAACGACACGAACAAAAGATGCGTCTTGACTATGAACTAGTCAGAGCACTTAAATGCACAGAAATTATGAAAGCGGGGTTTACATTCCGTCCTGGCTCAAGAGTTGAAGTCTTGTGCCATGATATTGTACCGATTGTAGCCTTAAATGAAAAAGAAAGCAACTGAAGACCAATTTAATGAGTTGCACAATCTTGTTACTAGTGAGTTTTTGAGTCGGATTAAATCTGGTGAAGCTACTACTCAAGATTTGAAAGCAGCTTGTGATTGGCTAAAAGCTAATGACATTAGTGGTATTGCTTATGAAGGTAACCCACTTGATAAGTTAGCTAGCGTAATCCCTCAAGTGGATCCTGAACTTGTAAAGAGTAGACTCTATGGCAAAAGGTAAAACAGCGCAACACTACGCTAAAAACGAAGCATCTAGACTTAAGCACGTACGAGACAATTCACCCGGTGGCAAATATGCACACTCTAATGCTTACAAACGGGAACATGCCAAGGCACGGCGAAAAGCCGGATTAATGGGTAAAGGTGGTCCTGACATGAGCAAAAAGAATGGAAAATTTGTCAAAGAAAGTCTTAAAATTAATCGTGCTAGAGGTGGAGCAAAACGTCAATGACCCCACTTCTGCCAACCCCTGATCACTATTTACACAACTTGTTAACCATGACTAGCTTTTAAGCAACCCGTCTTTGGCGTAAAGCCGTGAAGGAACTTTTCGACTGTACATGTGTTTATTGTGGAAAATCTTATGAATTACATGAACTTACTCTTGATCACGTTAAGCCTCGCTCTCTTGGCGGGGAAACGATTACGAGCAACATCGTACCAGCTTGTACCTGTTGCAATCAAAGAAAAGGTAGTGATGAATGGCAGGGATGGATGAGGACAGAATTTGGAGTCAACAGACTTCGTGAACACATTATTTTATCGCATATTAACTAATGGACGCTTTTAAAGCAGGCGGCGGTAATGCTGCATTACAGAAATTGCTAAAACAAAGAGCTGGATCAGCTAGATTTTTTATTAATGCTAACCATCCGCTTAATGTTAAACCTGAAAAAGGGTATACTCCAGAACAAATTGCCTCAGCTCGGCGTGTAATTGAAGCTAGAGGCCGTAAAGCATTAGCTCAACAAAACGCAAAAAAATTGGGAGAAGGTAAAGGAAGTGACTATACCTATTCAGGTAATCAAGTTTTTGAAAAAGGTAAATTAATTGGAAACATGGTTGAAGGACGTTTTGTTCGTATTCCTTCCAAACCTACTAAAACAGCTACACCTAAAGCAGAAACATCTAAACCACCTAAAGCAGCAGCACCTGTTACCCCTGTTTCCAAAACAGAACCAGAAACTCCTGCTTCAAACACACGACTTGATCCGGCACCTGCGCCTGCAAAAGAAGTCGTTCCTGCTCCTTCTCAACGTTCACTTAAAATTAAAGAAGCACGTACTAAATACAAAGACTCCCCATTTAAACAGTGGGCTCACGCTAATAAAGCTTTAGCTAAAGCACTTAAACCTGGACAAGTTGGTTACGAACAAGTTCAAGAGTACTTTAAAGAACAACAAGGGCTTTCTAAAGCTGGTCAATTAGGTTGGCAGGGTCGTCAAGGAATGCGTTAATTATGACTGTAGCAAAAGCCGTAGCTAGTGCCATTACTGAAGGGTTTGGAAGTCCTTCTAAAAAAGTACTTGAAGCTTTAGCTGACGCTAAAACTGGTGGTGCGATTAAACGTATGGAGTTAGAAAACTTAAACGCACGTCAATATCGCACAGTGCCTGAACAACAACAGTTTTTGCAAGAACAGCTTGGTGAAGTACCAACAACCCTCAGTAACCGCACTGCTGAACTAGAAGCAAGAGTTAAAGAAGGTACTCTTGACCGTATGCCACAGGATCGTATTGAAGCAATTCTGCTTGGCACTAATAAATTTACCGATGAAGGTGGTGTAAACCGTATTGTACGCCGGTTTCACTCTGAAAAATTACCGTTAGGCAGGACTAAGCAAGAAATGCTTAGGCCAAAACAACGTGGAATGACGACCCGTCTTGAACGTGAAGAACGTTTGACACCTGAAGGTGACCAAGGTTTTTATCTTGGAACACCTGAAGGTTCACACGCTTATCATTGGAATCCACTTAAATTAATGGATGAAGTTACTAACGGGTTAACAGATAAACAACGTAAGAGTTTTATCAATAAAGTGCAAAAAGATTTGGGAATTTATTCGGGTAATCACATTGCTAATTTACGTCAATTGCCAGATTCTATTCACACTGTTTTACACAAACGTCTTGATAAAGCTTTTCAAGCAATGACGGGTAAGTCTCTTCAAAATTTTAAAATGAGTTTTGATGAAGGCAAAACGGGTATACAACAACGTATGGAATTTATGCGTATGTTTAAAGAAGTGCTTGAAGAAGAAGAACGTTTTATCTTTAGCGAAATGATGAAAAAAGCGCACCCTAACAGCGCCTGGAACACCGGTCTAAACCGTTAACCATACAAACACACACAACATGCCACGTAGACGCCGTACAGCGCCGTCTGAGGGTGTCTCCGTAGTTAAATCACTACAAGATGATTTCAGGTTGTTCCTTCAAGCTTTGTGGGGACAACTTGAACTTCCCTCTCCTACACGCGCACAATATGCCATTGCAGACTATTTACAAAATGGTCCTAAACGACTCCAAATTCAAGCCTTCCGTGGTGTCGGTAAGTCTTGGATTACTGGAGCGTTTGTACTTTGGACTCTCTTTAATGATCCTGAAAAGAAAATCATGATCATTTCTGCTTCTAAAGAACGAGCAGACAACATGTCTATCTTCCTTCAGAAGCTTATTATTGAAACACCTTGGCTAACCCACCTGAGACCTAAAAATGATGACGCTCGCTGGAGCCGTATTAGCTTTGATGTTGCTTGCTCTCCACACCAAGCACCGTCTGTCAAATCGGTAGGTATTACCGGTCAGTTGACTGGTAGTCGTGCTGACCTGATGATTCTTGATGACATTGAAGTCCCTGGTAACTCAATGACAGAATTGATGAGGGAAAAACTCCTTCAGTTGTGTACAGAAGCTGAATCTATTCTTACACCAAAGGACGATTCACGTATTATGTTCCTAGGGACTCCACAAACAACCTTTACAGTCTACCGTAAGCTAGCTGAGAGGGCCTACAAGCCCTTTGTTTGGCCTGCTAGGTACCCAAGGTCCATTAAGGGTTACGAGGGCCTTCTAGCGCCTTCTCTGATGGAGGACATTGAACAAGGTGCAGAACCTTGGACAGTAACAGATCCTGATCGATTTGACCACGAGGATCTAATTGAGCGTGAAGCGTCCATGGGACGGTCGAACTTCATGCTCCAGTTCATGTTAGATACGACACTTAGCGATGCTGAAAAATTCCCTCTCAAAATGGCTGATCTTATTGTCACTAGCGTCAACCCTACCACAGCTCCTGATAGTATTGTCTGGTGCAGCGACCCAAGTAACGTCATC